TACTTCAACTAAAATATATCTATTTCTATACATATTAATAAAATCATTTTCTTCAAATTTATAATCATTTTCTTCAAAATATTTGATTGTTAAAACTAAAGTTATAAGTAATGATGCAAAATTAGCTCCCTCGACAGGAGTATCTTTTCTTGCATAAGGGATTACATATCTTTTAAACTTTTTACTACCTTCGGGTTTTTCCTTACTCATTCCATAATTTATATTTTTAATATTATTCATTTCTAAAATTATTTTTACTTCATCAGTAAGTAATTTTTTTTCATTTTCCTCTATATCATTACTATTAAGCAAATTTTTATTATTTATAATATCAATAATTAATTTTATATGATTTATATTAAAAAATTGAGTACCTCTTTTTGATATGTAATTAAAATTACTTTGAATAGGATCAAACATCATATCAAATTCATCAAATATAAATAAATCTTTATTTGTTACTTTATTATTAATTATATTTAATTTAGCTTCAGAATCATCAAGTATATTAAATCTTAATTTAAATAAATTTTTTAAAATCTTTGTATCTTTTCTTGTTTGTTGGAGTAAATGATTTGGTATAACTATATTTATAATTTCATTATCATTATATAAATTTAATAATAATAAAGGCATAATAACTGAACTTTTACCTTTGCCCATCATAAATTGATTCACTATTCTTAGTTCATTATCTTTATTTAAATAATTATTATAAATTAAGTCAAATTTATTCCATTGTTCTTCTTTAATTATAAATCCAAATAATAATTCAAATACTAAATTAATAAAATTAATATTATTTCTATTAATATTTGGAATAGATAAATAACTATTTATTTCTGCCATTTCTTTACAACTAAAATCTTCATTACATTCTTCAATTATCTTTTTTATTTTATTAATATTGTTTAAGAAAATATTAGTTTGCATAATTTTAAATAAATTTGAATAGTTATTTAGTATAATTTCAAAAATTCCTCCTTCTGAATAATTATTATAATCAATACTTTCAGATAATTCTTGTCTATATTTTATTAATTCTTCATTTAAATTTTCAAACAAATTAATCAATTCATTAGTAATACCTCTACAAGATAATTTACAATTTGGATTTTTTTCAATAAATTTTTGTAATTCCTCTTCTTTAACATCTAAGTTTATTTTGTCTGATAAAGTTTTATTAACATAATTTTTTTTTAGTATATTTAAAATTTCGTATTTCTCATTATTAAATAAATTCGCATCATAATTATTTGTATTTATTGATTTTGATTTACAATAATTTAAATTTTTCACATTTCTTTGTTTTACATTATAATTTTTTAATCTAAATAATTCTTTATCATTTTGTAAATCAAAATTAAACATAACTTGTTCTTTACATCCATATTCACAATATATATCTTTTAAGATATCAATTTGTTTTTCTGATTCAAATTTTGGAAAAATAAAATTATTACCTATTTCTAAAAGAAGTATTGATGAATTAACATTATTTTCTGTTAATATTTCAAAATTAATGTCTTTATAACCATTAGTTAAAATTAATAAATAGAATGTATTTTTTTTATATAAAATATATGTATTAGAAATAATAGGTTCAAATATTAAAAATGGATAGTTTTCAATTAGTTTATCTTTAGTCAAAATCGCATCATAATTATTAAATTTTAATTTTGTAATGTCACCATCATTAGATACATCAATAAATATTATTAAATAGTCATCTTCTTCAAAATATTTGTTAACTGCTATCAAATCATTTATTAATATAAATTTATTATTCTCTTTATTAAAATAACAAGTTATAGGTGATTTTTCTGTATTAATAAAATTTGACAAAAAATACAAATCAATATTATTATAATCTACTTTAATATATTCTAAATTTTCATAAATTATATTTTCACCTTGAAAATTCAAATATTTCTTATAGACTTCATTTTGATTTATTTCTATTAATAAAGTTTCTTTCATTTCATTAAAAGTTTTACTATTTCTTATTTTATTAAAAGTATTTCCATTCAAGAAACTTTGTTTTAATTTATAATTTTTATTTATAACATCTTTACTTCTAAAATTTTCGTATTGTGATATACCTTTAGGTTTTCCAAAACGAGCCCTATCAGTATAAATGTCTGTTACATGTTTAAATTGTCCATTCTTACTATAAGGATTAGTTATCTTTGTATCATTAATTAATAAATTAAGTAAATCAAAAAAATGTTCCATATATCTTCTATCATTTTTAAAATTATTACTGTATTTAATTTTTTGAAAAATTATATTATTTAAATATTCTTTATCTAAATTTAAAAAAATATTAGGATTATATAACATTATTTTAAAAACTAATAAAGTATATTTGTCAATATTATAAATCAGACTTTCATAAAAAATTATATTATTAAAATAATAATAATAAATTTTTATAATTTTATCTATAGTATAAAAATATTTTCTTATTAGTTTTCCTTTTCCTGAATTTAACTCTCTTCTAAGATACGTTCTCAATCTTTCAAATTTTTCTTTATCAAAATTAATTTCATCAGAAAAATTTTCACTTTGTATATCACTTAAAATATTAGAATCTATTGAATTAGTAGATATAAAACGACCTCTTTGTAAATAATTTATTTTATAATTATTTTCTATTATATCTTTAACCGATAGATCATTCATAGGAACTACATAATTATAAATATCATAAAATTCTAAATTTTTATTTTTATATTTATTAAATTCAAAATCATAATCATAAGATAATATTAAAACATCATCTTTTTTTATATCAATATTAGAATCAAAAGTATTATCTATTCTAAATTTAGCTAATTTATCCGTAATACCCATTTTAAATTTATTTTTGTAAACTTTTTCTTCTTCATTTAATTTTTCTCTATATTCTGACATATTTTCTAATGTTCCTTCAAATATAAAATTATTTACATCGTTTATTGAAAACTTTATTTTTATATCATTTATATTTTTCCAAAATAAATTAAATTTGTGATTAGGATCCATATCTAAATAAACAATTATCTTATTATCTTCTATAAATTCAAAATATTCTGTTTGATAAATTTGTCTTATCGTATTTTTTAAAGTAAGATCATTATATTTTAAAAAAATATTTAAATAAATTTGTTGTAGCAAATTATCATTATTAAAATATTTTGAATTTTTATTGAAGATATTTTTGAAAAGTGTATCATTCATTTCTTTCATAATTAAATTTAAATAATTAAAATACTTATAATTACTAATTTTCATTTTATTATCTATTTTTTTTGAAGATAACACTATATTGTTATTAATTTTTATTTTTTTTAAATTTAATAAATAAGAATTTATATTATCATCTAAATATTTTTCATTAACGAGTATATTTATTAATGAATATTCTAATAGATCTATTCTATTATCATTAGTAAAAAAATTTTTTTTTATATCATATTTTTTTTTTAATATATCATAAAATTTTTTTAAATTAGTTTTAATTACTTCAATAGGCTCTGGATTATTTTTTATTAAATCAGCAATAATTAACCAAAAAACAGAAAACCAAGAACAAGAACCTGATTTTTGAGGATTAGTAAAAAAATTATTGTTATCTATTTCAAAATTATAAGAATTAAAAAAAGATAATTGATAATCTTTATTATTTGAATTATCTTTCTCTTGATCCCATTTTATCTTAAAATCTCTTAATTTATCAATATTAAAAAAATTAGATTCAATATTTGTACTTTTATAATTTTCTAATAATTTATAAAAAAAATCTAATCCAAAATTATTTTTATTGTATGAAGTTTTATAATTATTTATAATTTTTTTTACTTCAAATATATCTTCACCTTCATAAAAATTTAAAAATTTATTAATTTTTTCAATATCTGATTTATTAAATAAATCTACTATTAAATGAAATAATAATAATTTGTTTAAAATAATATCAAAATTATCTTCATTAATTACATAAGAATTCCATAAATTAAATTTTTGATTTGATAATTTCTCATGATAAAGATTAATTCCATCTCCTGAATTAATTAAAACTAAGTTAAAACTATCATTTAATTTTTCTAAATAAAAAGATATTGCATGACTAGATGTTTTTGTAAAAAAAAATTTATTTTCTAATAATGTTTCTTTCATCCCATTAAAATACATTTCTAAATTTCTATTAAATTTCTTATAAAAATTAATTTTTATATTCTCATTATTTACATATGGATTTACATTTGGTAAATCTGTAAAATTACTTATAAATAAATCAGAAATTCTAAATTGTTTTAAAATATTATCATCAATATCATATAAATTATATTTTTTTAAAAAATTTAAACAATTTTTAGAAGAATAACCAAAGTTTTCATTTAATTTTCCATCTAAAAAACTAAATAATATCGGTACTAAATCACTTATTTTATCTTCATAATCTTCATCATCATCAAAAGAAAGATCTCTAGTAAAATCTAAGCCCTCTAATAAATCAGAAAGATCATCATCATCTGATAAACCTCTACCTTTTAGAATTTTATTTAAATAATTAATTTTGTATACATACTTTTTATGTAAATACATATATATATATATTTATTTTAATTTTAATTTTTAAATCTCATAATTTGGATACTTATTAATAACTTTTTTCTTAAATAAAATGTAATTATCATCATAAGATTTTGATTTATTTAACTTCATTTTGAAATTATATCTATTACTATTAATTCTATAATCTAAAATAAAAAATGATTCTTCATCTTTTTCTTTTAGTCTTATACCAACTGGTAATTCTTTTTTTTCTTTAATGCATTCTTTATCTTGTTCTATATTTTCTAAGTATTGTTTAATTTCGGTAAGTTTATCTTGGATAGAAATTTTATTAGATTTGGAGCTACTAATATCTTTATCTAGTTTAGGGTGGCCTTCAATTCTGAAGAATTGTCTATATAATTTTTTTTCTTTATTATAGCATTCGTTATAGTAGCATACGTATTTAGGGAGCATATTTTGTGTAATTTCTTGAGGTAATTCTTGTGCAGTAGATTGTCTTTTTCTTTTATCGGTGTTTTGATTTTGTTGGCTTTGTGTAGCTAGACGTAGGTTGGATAGTCTATTATCTAATTTATCTCTATTAATGTGGTCAACAGTTTTTGTATTTTTACTTAAGCCGTTTCCGTAATAATCCATTAGATGTTGGTGTAGGTATCTATTTACTTTATTACCTTTATCATCAGGATAACAAACTTTGGGATAACCATTTTTACCAATATGCCAAGTATATCTATTATTATTATAAACATTAAGTACTTTGTCTAAAGAATTAGTATCAAATTTAAAATATGTTGTATTTTTATCAGTATCTTTACAAGACATTAGATAATATATATCATCATTATTATCTTTTACTTTCCAATACATATTTCTAATTTGACCACTATATTTTCCTTCATTAAGTTTAATATATTCTCCCTTTTCTAAAATTTCTACATTACTAGGCTCCTCAATATTATAAAATTTAAAATCAATATTTGTTAATCTAAAATCATTTTTATTTTCATTTTTAAATTCAATATAATCATAACTAATATTTGTAAATAATAATTTATGTAATTTTACATTTTTAACATACCAAATATTTAGTTTTAACTCAAAATTATTAAAATCATATAACGTTTGTAAATTTATTATGTTTTGAATTGATTTATTATCAATTAAAATTGTTTTGTGCAATTTAAAGCAGTTTAGTTCTTCATCGAAAATTAACGACATATTATATATAATTTATATACAGAATATATCTTTAAATAAGTTAGTAAGATAAATCGAATTTAATTTGAGTACGCAACGCCTCCCATACCGGACATAACTCTTAATACGTTGTAGTTAACAGCATATACGTATAAAGAAGTAGAAGCACCAGCCATAGTTACAGTCAAAGTAGCATTATCAATTCTGGAGAAGTTACAGGTTCCAGATGGTTGATGTTCTTCTGGGTTCAAAGCGAAAGAGTATACATTAATACCAGGACTTGGAGTTCTAGTATGGTGTGTATGTGGTTGTACGAAGTTGAAGAAAGCTCCAGATTCTGCGCTGAATCGATCATGTCCGTTTAATTGTAATAAAGCACTGGTAACTGGGTTAGCAGCACCATCAGTGAAATCACCGAATCCGTTATCAGCAGCCCAGATTAATTCTTTAACTGGGTGGTTAAAGTTTAATCTGACTTTGCTGGTTCCAGTAGCAGCAATTGTTTCTACACCAGTAAATTGTAATTGTTCAATTAAATACTCGTGAGAAGCTTGTGCGAATCTTTTTCTTTCTTCAGAATCTAAGTAAACATAGTTTACTAATAAAGTAGTGTTAGATAAAGATGCATTAGCAATAGTATCAAATTCAAATTCTAATCTTACATCGTGGTATTGTAAAGCAATTAATGGTAAAGCTAAACCATCATTTCTGCAGCAGAAGAATTGTAATGGAACATATAAACTTGCAGAAGTTCCATCAGCTACTGTTCCTGGGGAAACAATAGCAGTGAAAGCATCAGTGTGTTCAGCTGTTCTTGTTAATTGACTCCATACATGCATCCATCTTCCGTAGTGTTTGTCAATTTTAGTTCCTCCAACTTGTAATTCTACAGATTTAATAATAGCATATCCTAAATCAGTAGTTGTTAAATCTCCTCCTGAAGCAGATACAGTAGTCTTCAACCACATTTTTGTTACTAAATCTCCGTTTCTAGTAATTACAACAGTAGATTTTCCTCCTAAAGCTGGAGTACCATTGAAAGTTTGTTCAATTGCTTCACAAGCAAAGTTGGTGTGTCGTCTGTAGACAACTTTGAAAAAAGTAATTTGTGGATTACCTGTAAGGTAAACATCTTGTGCACCATAGGCAACGAGTTGCATCAAACCGCCTCCCATCTATATATATATTATATATACAAAAAAAATTTTGCCTAATTCTATATATTTTTTTAAAAACTATACATTTTTTAATTACTATATGAAATTCCTGCTAAACCATTCATCACTCTTAATATATTATAATTTAACACAAATATTACTAGTTTCGTACCACTCACATTTATTATATCTGAATCAAATTTTATTGATAATGATGTATTATCTATTCTAGAAAAATTACAAGTTCCTGATGGTTGATGCTCTAATGGATTTAATGCAAAACTAAATAAATTAATTCCATCTTTAGGAGTACTTTTATGAGTTTCATAAGGTTGTAAATAATTAAAGAATTCACCACTTTGTTCTGCAAATCTTTCATGACCATTTAATTTCAATAAACTAGTTAACACTGGATTGTATGAATAATCTAAATATTTACCAAAATTATTCCATTGATATACAATAATATCAAAATCACTATTTCCTATATTTAGTGAATCTGATGTTCTAGTAAATCCTGACATTAATTCATCTACAGGAGTCGATATATTATCTATACTCATTCCTGTTACTAACTCCCAATTATCAATATTATTACTATCACACTCCGCCGTGTTATTTATATTATCGATATTTGTTAAACTATTATAATTCGCTTTAATCACTACATCTCCTAATGTTATTGAATGATGATTATATACAGTCTCTACTGTTGATACTACACTACTTACTGACTCTACACCTGATCCATTTAAACTTAACTTCACTTTACCATCTAATGAATAAACTTGACTTAATACATATCTTACTGAACAATACTTTATTAAATCTAAATTTAAATCAGCATAACCTGACCTATAAATATACTTGGATTCTGGAGTATACCCTAAAAAAGACTTCCCTGATATGAAATTCCCGTTCTGAACCATCCAATACAAACTCTTACAAGGATGACTGAAATTTAACTTGTAAATATTCTCCTCCAAATTTACTTTCTCATTATTTGATACCTGTATTTGCTCTATTAAATACTCATGTTGAGATGATGCAAACCTCTTTCTCTCTACTGAATCTAAAAAAACAAAATTTACTAACAAACTTATATTACTTATTGACGCACTTACTACTGCCTTACTCTCTTTAATTATTAATTGATCACTACTTCTTAACTTAAAATCTACTCTAACATCATGATATTGTAACGAAATTAACGGAATCGCTAAACCATTAAACTTATTAAAATAAAATTTTAATGGAATATATAATGTTGTACTCTTACTATCCATACTCAACTCCGTCATATCACTATTATTACCTATCATCATATCATAACCCTTATCTTGAGATACATTCCTCGCTAACTCATACCATATATTTAACCACTCACTATATTGCTTGTCTATTCTATTTCCACCAATTAATAATTCTACTTCTTCTATTAAAGCATGACCTAATTTATTTATCCATGCAAAATTACCATCTGTACCAGTAAGAGATACATCACATTTAATATACATTTTAGTAATAAGATCGCCATTTTTAGCTATTGTAGAGGATAAATTATTTCCAAATGAAAAGTCACCATTTACTATTTGTTCTATTGCTTCAACAGCAAAATTAGTATGTCTTTTATATACTATTTTAAAAAATGTAATTTGAGGATTACCAGTTAAATAAACATCTTGAGCACCATATGCTACTAATTGCATTAAACCACCTGACATATTTATAAATATTAAACATTTATTATTTATATATATTTTTACAAATTAATTTCATTAATTGAAATTTTATTTATTTCATCCTCAAAATTATAAGTATCTATTTTATCCTTTATTAAATAAAAGGTTTTTTCATTCTTTATACCTACTAACCATCCATTCATCTTTGCATTAATTAAATAAATTAATTTTACTAAATTTATATAATCTAATTTCATCTATACATTTTATTATATATTAATTATGCGTTTAATGCGTTTAATTAAATTAAATTTAAATTATTTAAAACATTTTTTCATATTAAATTATATGAACAAACCAAAAACGAGCTTAGATAAGAAACATAAAGACAAAATAAATTTTTTTGAAGATAATGAGAAAAGTAAAGAAGACATAATAAAAAATATAGAATTAAATAACAAAGAATTAGATAATTTAAATAAAATATCATTTACAGAATATACAAATGATATTATTAGTAAAAAAACTAAATTATTAGATGAAAATAAATTACTAAATAATAAATTGAAATCAATTGAAAATAATATTGATAAACTAATTTATTATAATAATACTATTGATTATATCATTCCTTATTATGAAATAAATTCTAAAAATAACGATGTAAAACATATGGAAATTATCGATTTCTTTAATAATTCTGACATTGTCAAAAAAAATGTCTCTCAATCTAATAAATCATCCTTATTAGATAATTATCTAAAAGTTACTGATAACAAACAAACTAAATATGATAAATCTAAAAAATTTAAACCTAAATTTTGTAAAACTTGTAATATTGAAATGACATTACACCTATCCGATGGTTATCTCATTTGCACTTCTTGTGGTGAATGTGAATATGTTATACTTGATAGCGATAAACCAAATTATAAAGAACCTGTACCTGATGTAACTGCATACTGCTATCGTAGAATTAATCATTTTAATGAATGGTTAGCTCAATTTCAAGCAAAAGAATCTACTGATATTCCTGATCATATTTATGATCAAATATTAAATGAAATTAAAAAACAAAGATTAGTAAATAAATCTATTACTCCAAAACAAATGAGAGCAATTTTAAAAAAACTTAATTATAATAAATATTATGAACATGTGCAACATATTATTAATAAAGTTTCTGGAAAACCTCCTCCAAGAATGACTAGGGAAGTTGAGGAAAAATTTAGAGAAATGTTTAAATTATGTCAAGAACCTTTTAATATACATTCTCCAAAAGACAGAAAAAATTTTCTTAGTTACTCTTATACTTTACATAAATTTTGTGAATTATTAGAATTAAATGATTTTTTACCATGCTTTCCATTACTTAAAAGTACTGAAAAGCTTAAAGAACAAGATAAAATATGGAAAAAAATCTGTGAATATTTAAATTGGCAATTTATACCATCTATATAAATGTTTTTAATCCTCCAACTGCAGTACTGCCTATTGCAAATCCTGCTCCTTTTCTAGCTGCAATAGATATTGATGGTGCATACATATCTAAAATTGCAAAAACACAAGCTGCGGTAAATGCTATCGCTGCTACTTCTTTCAAATCGATCTTATCTGAAGGAATATATCTAGCTGCTAAAGCTACGGCACCTCCTTCTAATAAATACTTTATAGCTCTTTTGATTATTTCTGATATTTCTAACTCAAATTTGGTTTCTTTATCCATATATATATATATTAAATATTTTAATTTATTTAAAATTAAAAATTTAATATTTATTATTATAAATGCCAGGTGGTTTAATTCAAATTGTTGCTTACGGTGCACAAGATTTATTTTTGACTGGAATACCAGAAATAACTTTCTTTAAATTTTTATATAAAAGATATACTAACTTTGCTATGGAATTTATTGAACTTAATTTAGATGGTAACAAAAATTTCGGTGAAGAAATTTCATGTGAAATTCCAAAAAATGGTGATTTAATTAATGATATGATATTAAAAGTTACATTACCTTCAGTTTCTTTAACTAGAACAGAAACAAATGAAGAAATTGAGCAATATTACAATGATTTAATTCAAGCAGAAACTTCAATTAAAAATTTTAATAACTTTATAAATTTTATTTATCAAAGTATTATTATAGCTAATGAAGGTTTAGAAAATTTTAATGAAAATTTTGATAATATTTACACTAATATTAATAATTACATTGATTCTAATAAAGATTTTTTATTACAAAAAAATATTATTGGTGATAATATTAATAATCAATTCAATATTACTTCTCATATTTTAGATATCTATAATTTAAATGAAAATCAAATTATTAAAAAAAATAAACTTAAATTATTAGTTGAATCATATATTGATAAAAGTTATCAAATATTAAAAAATTTACAAGATGATTATTCTAACAAAAAAACAATTTATGATGACTCTCTTAATAATAATTATAAATTCTCTTGGATAAATACTTTAGGTTGGAATATTATCTCCACAATTGAATTGGAAATTGGAGGTTTTACTATCGATAAATCATATAATCAATATTTATACATATGGAATCAACTTTTTAACTCTAATTTTAAAAAATTAGATTTTAACAAACTATTCTCATTAACTTCATCCGTTTATACTTATGATAATAATACTAAAAATAATTTTGATATTTATATACCTGTAAAATTATTCTTTAACAAAGATTATTCACTTTCATTACCTATCATATCTATTAAACACCAAACTATTATTATTAAATTTAAAATTAACCAACTTTCTAATCTTATTTACACTAATTATCAAAATAATGATATACAATCTAAAATTAAAATTAATAATATTAAATTACTCACAAATTTTATATATCTCGATCACGATGAAAGAATTAAATTTGCTACATCAAATCATGAATATCTAATTGAACAAATTAATCAATATCAATACAAAAATTTAAAAAATAATGATATTAATTTAGAACTTAATTTTAATCACCCTACAAAATATGTTATTTGGACTAATCAAAAAGATTCTGATATTAATTTATATAATATTCATAACACATACTCTTCTATCTTAAATTATACATTAACTGATTCATATCCTACTATCACATCTTATAAAAATAACACTATTAGCTCCGCTTATTTACAATTAAATGGTGTTAATAGATCTATACCTTACGATGGTATTTATCACAATCATGTAACACCTTATGAACATAATTTATCCTCATGTGATGATGGTATTAATTTATTCTCATTTTCATTAAATCCTAATGAATTACAACCATCTGGTTCTTGTAATTTTTCTAAATTAAATAAAAAATTCTTGAAAATTACTTTGAATGATGATTTTTTAGATAGACTTGTTGACACTGATTATATTATTACCAATATTTTCTCTGTTAATTATAATATATTAAGATTTAAAAAAGGTATGGCTAGTTTAGCATTTTCTTTTTAA